GAGGTGACCATCTCATTAAAACCCCGCGCAGGCGGGGCTTGAGGTGGTTGAGGGACGGAGGAGGATCAGGTGCGAAGGATGAGGCCCAGCGCCTTGAGGTCGGCCTCACCGGCGGCATCCAGGCCGGTCAGCAGGCTGGCGATCACTTCGGCATCACGGACCACGGCCACCGCCTTGACGTCGGCATCCGTGGCATCCACTGGACCGAACAGAATGCCGCCAGCCGCGCGACGGCCGTCATCGGCACCGTCGTCGTCGTAGGGCGTCCACTCGCCGAGCCCTGCCAGCACCTGCAGGTTGAAGCGATCACCCACCACGAAGTCGGTGGCCCCGTCGGAAAGGGTGAAGCCGATTCCGCCGCCGGTGAACGCCTGGCCGACTTGACCAGTGCCCACCTGGCGTCCCTGCGGGTCGACCACCTCGAACTTGCCGCCATTGGCTCCGGCCTCGGTGATTTCCAGCACGTAGGTTCCGCTGATGGCGGCGCTGGTTACCACGGAGGCACCGACCGTGCCGTCGCCGGTGTTCCCTGCCGCCGCGGTCGCGGTCAGCGCATTGGCGGCGGTAATGGGGGCGATCAAGGTACCCGCCACTAGCCGACCGGAGCCGGCGGTGATGACGATGTTTTCGCGGCTGCGCGAGCCGTTGGCCTCCGACAGGAGGAACTCTCCGGCGTGAACGCCTTCGGTCTTGATGGTCATGCTTGCTTTCCTCCTTTCGAGGCATTGAGCCGGCGCTTCGCGTACACGTCGCTCGGCGCCGGGGGTTGGTAAGCCTTGTTCTGCGGCTGATCGTCCGTCGGTACGCGGTTGTCGATCTCCACCTGGGTGCTGCGCGCTACGATCTTGTCGTACAGCCGCAGGCGGGCGCCGTCGGCATCCAGGCCCTCCTCGATGAGCGCCTTGGCCTCATCGGGCATTTTCGCGACGAGGCATACCGACCGGACGGCCTTCGCCCGGTCCAAGGCCGCGCGCACCGTCTCGCGATCTTTCAGGCCCGAGGCCTTGATCAGGTACGCCGCGCAGTCGGCCAGACCGACCTGGGCGCAGTCCGCCGTCAGCTCCGCAGCCAGTTCGGCCGACGTCAGTGCGGGGTCGCCCACCGGCTCCCGACTGGCCAGCAGCCGGCGCGCCGCGTCGGGCGTGTTGCGATAGCGATTCAGCACCTTGCCCAGGCGTGCGTTCACGCCGATCGGCTCGGCCGCGCCGAGCACCTCGTCCACGAACCCCTTGTCCTTCGCCTCAGGCGCGGTGAGCCAGGTTTCGTCGTCGATCATCCGGCGCAGTTCGGCATCGTCGACATTCAGCGGCCGATGCTGGTAGCTCGCCACGATGCCCTCGAACGCCTGGTCCATCATGTCGGCGACCTTGCGCAGGTCTTCGCTGTCGCCTGCCGCGAAGGTCCAGGGGTTGTGGATCATGAACAGCGCGTTGTCGGCCATTTCGACCCGGTGCGCGCCGCAGGCCGCGACACTGCCCGCGCTGAAGCAGGCCCCGTCGATCCGGGCGGTGCAGCGTTCGCCCAGAGCCCGGAGCGCGTTGTGGATGGCGATGCCGTCGAAGAGGTCGCCGCCGATGGTGTCGAAGTGAACCAGTACCGGAGAGGTGCCGTCGTCGACTGCTTTCAGGTCGCGGATGAAATCCGCGGAGGTGATGCCCCAAAAGCCGATTTCGCCGTAGATATAGATCTCGATGGAGGCGACCGAGCCGGCACCCTCAGCGCTCAGCGCCTTGACGCTGTACCAGTGCTCGGCCTGCAGATCCGGCGCGACCTGCGCCTTGTTCTGGATGCGCGGATCGGCGAGCGTGCCTACGCCCAGCAGCGCCCACAGGGCGGCCAGCGCCAGGGGCTGTTCATTGCGTTTCTTCATGGGTGTCCCCTTGGTCTCTCACCGGTTGCCCGGTGTCGGTGGTGTAGTGCAGGTTCAGGCTCTCGGCCCGGGCGTTGTCCTGGGCGTTCTCCCGGTCGATCACCTCGGCGTCGTATCCGGTGCGTAGCGCATGCTCGCTCCGGCTGGCGAGGCCTCCGCCGATCTCCAGCAGCTTGCCCTGGACGTCCTGCACCGGATGGATGTAGGCCCAGCCCTGTGGGATCCAGCGAGTGCGCAGGAACTCACGTCGCCGCGCCGGATAGTCCGGCAGGTCGACTGCTCCGCTGAGGTACGCGGTATCCAGCCACCACGCGCGCACCGGGCGGCAGAGCTGGTAGACGTACACGCTGAACTGAACCTGTTCGATCCGGCGCCGAAACTCGTTGAGCAGCACCCGCAAGGTGCGGTCGCTGATATCGCCCATGTCGCCGGTGAGTAGCTCATACGGCAGGTCGACACCGACCGCCGCTGCCATCAGTTGCTGTCGCATGAAGTCGACGTAGGTGTTACCGGCGTCCGGCGGGTCGGAGAAAACCACCTCCTCCCCTTCCAACAGTTCCTGCATGGTCCCCGGCTCCAGACCGACCATCGGTGTCCCGTCGCGATCCTGCGCAGGAGCCAGCCCGGTCGACGGATCGAAGATCGGCGCCCCATCCTGTCGAGGCCTGGTGATGAAGCCGGCGAACAGGTTGGAGACTTCCTGCCTGAACAGCACCGCGTCGTCGTAGTTATCCAGCGACTTCAGCCGCAGGAGAACCGGCGACAAGCGCGGCACACCGCGCAACTGGCCACCCTCCAGCGGTTCGAAGATGTGCAGCACCTGGTCCGCCGGTATGCGGTTGAGCTGGTTGTAGCCGCGCCGGGGCGCTGCCGGATCGCCGGGATGGCTCTGCCACATCCAGTAGGCAACCCGGCGGCCGATGGCGTCGAACTCGATTCCCGCGCGCACCACGTTGCCGCTGCGGGTCTTGAAATTGCGATCCACCGGGACGAAGTCAGGCGGGAGCACCTGCAGTTGCAGAGGTACCGCCAGGCCGTCCTCCGGCCGCCGGTTGCGGCGCCTCACGAAGCACTCGCCCGCTTCCTCGACCATCCGCGCAATGATCATCTGCAGGCCGTAGAAATCGGTACGGTCATCCGCGTCCGACTCGTCTACCCAGTCCTCCCACAGCAGGTTCAACGCCTCGCGCAACGCCGCGTCGTCCAGACGTGCGCGCGGCGTAATGCCGGTGCCGATCAGGTTGCTGACGCGCTTGCTGATCGCGCTCGCGGCGTAGGGGTCATTCCTCACCGCCGCTCGCGAGCGCTTGCGCAGGGTCGGCAATGCCGGAATGGCTACCGCATTCAGCGCCGCCTCGGGCGCGTCCCATCCAGCGGCGCGGCGTCCGGTGCCAGCGCCCTCGTAGCTGTTGCGAATGCGCTTCGACGTGATTCGGTATCGGGTAGCCATCAGATCCCCTTGCCTCCGCTGTAGAGGCGAACCTGGCGCGAGCGTCGGTTGTTCGTAGCCGCCTCCAGGGCTGCGGCTTCGGCGTACTGCTGCTCCAGAACGCGCAGACTCGCCAGTTGCGCGCGGTCGACCTGGCGGTCTCCCTTGCGCACCGACTGCCCTTTTTTCAGGATGTCCTGAATCGCCACCCGGACCTCGTCCAGGCGCTGCTGCGCTGTGCTCATGCTGACCTCGTCTATCGGCGGCTCAGATACCCGCTGCGCGAGGTACGCCGGCCAGTTGGTTGGGATGGTGGGATCGCGCTCCGCGCGGGAGGTGCCGGCCGCACTGGGGCGCTTGGCGCCTCGCCCTGCGGCTCATGCTCGTCCGCTTCGTCGGCCGCGCTGGGCACCGTGGCGACTGGGTCGGCGAACAGGCTGCCTTGACCTACCGCTGCGCGCAGGCTGCTCCACTGCGGAGCGTGATAGCGATGCAGGCCGAGGAAGTGGGCCGCGGCCAGGTTGTACACGATGAGGTCGAGGGCCTCGTTTCGCTCCGACTTGGCCTTGACCCAGTCGGTACGCTTGAACCCCTTCACGTAGCGGACCACCTTGCGCTCGGCCACGCACTGGTCGAAGAAGTCAGGCGGCAGGTCTGCGGAGAAGTGCAACGCCCCGGGGCCATCCTTGAGTTGGTAGCGGTTGTAGACCCAGTCCTTCGCCGTGTCGGTACCGACCATCCATAGTTCGGCGCCACTCTTCTCGGTGTTGCCCTGCCAGGTGACGTCAACCTTGGACGGCCGCTGGGCCAGCACTGGGCGGCCGCGCTTGCTCGCCCCCTTCACCGCCAGCACGTTTCGCCAGCGGCGCAGGCGGGTGAACTGGTAGACCTCATGGGTATGGTGACCGCCCGAGTCGATGCAGACCGCGCAGATGGCCAGGTCCACACCGCTGACGTGCCGATATCGAGCCTTCAGGCGCTCGTCGAGCAGCGCCCAGGTACGCTCGTCGGTCGGGTCGCCGGGGATCACCTGGAAATCGACCGTCCAGCGCTCCAGGCCCTCGCCCCAGCCCATCACCAGCATTTCCAAGCGGTTGTGCTGGGTATCGACCGCCGCGGTCAGCAGCAGCGCTCCGGCGGGTACCAGACCCAGCCGATGCCCCTCGGCCTCAGCTCGCTTGCGCAGCTCGTCCGCCTTGGTCATTTCCTCGGCGCTGTCCCACAGCCGGGCCAAGCGGGTGTTGTAGAACACCTGCATGGACCCGGGATCGCCCTTCTCCTGTAGACGCTTGGCCTCGTCGTACTCCTTCGCCAGGTCCGTCCAGGCCAACCAGCCGGGAGGCGCATACAGCGCGCTCAGGGTGAAACTGACGGTCTCGCCGTCACCGACGGCATGGGCTCGCCACTCGCCAGCGGACAGCATGGCCGCCTTGTGGTGCTCCTCGATCAGGGCGCCGCACTCCTCGTTGCAGCACATGTACTGCACAAGGCGGTACTCGGGGTCGTACTTCAGGCCCTCCCATTCCAGCACCTGCATCGTTCCGCAATGCGGACACGGGACGTAGTAGTGCCGCTGGTCGCCCTGAGTGAAGAGGTCGGCGATCCGCGAAACGCCTTTCAGCGTGGGCGAGCTGGAGTAGTAGAACTTCGCGCGGCGGCCGAACGTCGAACCGCGCGCCTCGGCCTGCTTGACCGGGTCGCCGTCGTCGTCGACGTCCATTTCCCAGCGGTCGATTTCGTCGCCGTACACGTACCGAGCGGACAACTCGGCCAGGTTAGAGGCCGAACCGGCTGACGCGCAGTACAGCGCGCCACCCTCGAACTCCTTGGTGTCGAGCGTGTTTCGCGAGTCGCGCGAGCGGGCCTTGGCAACGCGCGCGGTCAGCACCGGCACGGCCTTGATCGTCTTGTCGATCCGTCCTGATACCCGCTTGCTCAGCTTCTCGGTAGGCAGCAGCACCAGGATGTTGGCCGGTGCCATGTGGATACAGCCGCCGATCCAGTTCAAGGCGACCTGGGTCTTCATCAGCTGCGAGGCGATCATGGTCACCACGCGCTTGGCTGGGAACAGCGGCGACAGGCAACGCATCGGCTCGCGCGCATAGGGGGTCCGGTCGGTGTGGTACTTGCCCGGCTCGGCCGCCCCCGTATCCGCCGGGATCATCTGGAACTCGTCCGCCCACTCATCGATCCACAGTTCGGGGTCGGGCTTCAGTCCTCGACGGTATGCCGCCAGGTACACGGCGGCACCGTCGGCATAAGGTTGTTCCATGGTTCAGTTCGGCTCCTTGCCCCCTTGTTCGATCTCGGCATCGAGCTGCAGGAGGCGGTCAGCATCTTCCAAGGCACGGCGCAGCGCCTGGGTCAGGCGGCGTTCGATCTCCCAGGGGTCGGTCAGCGTCACCAGGTCGCCGGCGATCTTCGGCGGCACGCCCATCAGCAGATCGCGCAGAGCGCGCGCAGCGGTGAAGGCGGCGGAGTCGACACGCGCGCGCTCGACCGTCTCGCCACGGCTCTTGCGGTGTTCGTCTTCTGCCAGCAGAGCCAGGGCGTACTCCCGCCGCGCGCGGGCTTTCTGGTAGTCGGGCAGCGGTGCGGTCTGCCCCGGTGCCGGTAAGGCCGGGCTCGGGGCTGCACCTGCGCCTATGTGGGCGTACACGCCCTTCTCCACCCGCTCCTGCCGATGCCGCTCGGCCACGGCAGCCTTGCTCGGGTCTGCGCTGGCGGCCAGCAATTCGTCGCTCGCCTGGACATCGACCTTTCCGTCGGCGGTGAGGACGAGGCGTCCTTGCCGGACCAGCTTCGACACGTAGGCGCGCGACCAGCCTTGGCGGTCCGCGAACGCTGCCTTGGTCATGAACTCCATGTGCGGTACCTGTTAACCACGATGAACCGAGGGGGTTAACCCGGTTAACCCTGTTAACTAACTTCCCGGCCCAGCCACTAGCGCGAGAACGAGGTTCGAATCACCCTTGTCGGGGGCGGCGCTTCAGGGGCCCCCGGTGCTTTTTGAGTAGCACGTCACTGCCCCGTTTTTCGCGACACCCTGCCCGCAGGTGGCCACTGCCGGCTCGGGTTGAACTAACCCCGCTCCGCCCGGCCAGGCCACCCGCCAACGGTTCAGCGCAACGCTTTCGCCAGGGCCCGCTCGATGTTCGCCTCGATGCGCGCGTCGTCCTCGGCAACACGCCGAACGACTTCGTGAAACTGGAAGCGCACGCGGTACTGAGGCTGGCGGACGAAGGCGAGGACCATGGTCAACGTCCGTCCACGGCGCTCGGCGATGCCAATCGGCCGGCGGCCACGGCGCATCACGAAGTACGCCAGTTGGTGTCCCTTCGCCAGGGAGCGCGCCGACTGAGTGGCGTTTCCTTTGAACCCCGCTCGGTATTCCAGGGCGCCCAGGCCGGAGAGGATCTGGATCATCTGGCCGCGGCTCATGTTGCCGTACTGGTCCAGCCGGGCGCCCTCCGCTGGAACGACGAACATGCCCGCCGGCAGAATGCCCCGGGCTCGGAGGTTCCGCTCCGACGCCTTGTCCACCCTCGGCCCCCCGAAGACTTGGGGAGCCACCCAGTCCTCCGGCGCCTGCCCCTTCGAGGCATGGTCCTTTTCGTCCTTCACCCACAAGGCCGCCTCAAGGCGGCGCGAGGTGGCATGCAGGATGCGGATGGCGTTGCGGGTGAACGGTGTCGGCCGGTCGAAGACCTGGTCGATCTCCCCGACCAGCGCCTGATTCGCCTGGTTCGCCGTGTGGTTCAAGGCGTCGGCCAACACAGCAGCAGGCAAGTCGCCACCGAGCTGCTGCAAGGACCGAACGGCGTCGTCCAAGTCCCTGGCCGAGATACTGCCGCGCATCGCTACTGAATCCGCCAGACCCGGGCAAGGTTGCCCCGAGTCCGGAACAACGCCCACGCGAACACGCCGAGCAAGACGACCAGGGGCCAGGCATGCGGCGGTACAACCAGCCAGCCTTTCAGGATGTAGAGCGCTGCAGAACCGGCGCTCCCCATAACCAGCCAGGCGAGGCACGAGATACCGAACCGATAGCGTGCTTCCCCCCGCTGGTAGGTGAAGAGCCGGAGGAACATACCGACGCACAGCCAGAACGTCACTTGCGTCAGCAGCAATTGCACCAGATGGTTACCCATCTTGGCCTCCTATTGCGCCAGGTCCTGCCTTACCTCGCCGGAGCAACCACAGAGAAACAGTCACCACCAGCAGCGCCGCGACAAAGGCAGCCAGACCCGAATAGTGGAACGGCCGGTATCCGTATACATCAACGTCCTTGATTGCCGGCGCGGTCATATAGCCCATGACGAACGAGATCAGCAGAAACAGCACCCGCTGCCAGGTCGGATACTCCTTGTTCGTCGTCGAATACAGCAGAGCGCCGAACAGCGCGCCCACAGCAGCGGCCCCATCGATGCCGGCCAGATACCCGGCCAGACCGATACCAGCGGCACCGGCCACAACAGCGGAAGCAGTCGTGCTCGCTGGTTCTCCCATCGCTAGAACTCCTCAGCCGGCGGCAGAAAAGAGAAAGCCCCTCGAGCGAGGGGCTTTCAGGGTGACCCGGGCGGGGAAGCTCCGGGGCGGTTTGCACAGCACGTGCATCAATCGATGCCGGACCGCCTTGGCGGATCTCGAACACCATGGCGGCTTTGTACCCCTCGAACGGAAAAACCGAAAGGGGGGAATTATCGGTTATCCCGACACGGGCTGACGGGGGCTCGCGGGGGCTGACGGGGGAGCAATTGCCGACGAACGGTAGCGCCCCGCTAGGCCCTTGGCGGCCTGTTTCGCCCGGCGTGCCGCGAGGCGCCGCTGTTTCTCCAACTGGCTCGGCAGGCGCCGGACGGCCTCCAGGGTGCCCGCGTGGCGCCGGCGCAGTTCGGCCAGCACCAGTTCGTGAAGCCGGTGCACGTGGTTGCGGTAGGTCCGGTCGGCACCGGCGGCCATGTCCAGCACCGCCATCTGCTCGGCCACCGTGCGCCCGCCGAGGTAGCGCAGGCGAGCGAGGCGCGCCAGGTGCTTGCCCTTCTCGCCCTGCCGCTCGACGGCATCGACGCAGGCCTGCACCTCGCGGGCCCGGTGATCCATGCTGTACCCGCCGGCCGGATCACGTGTCCCCGGCTCACCGCGGGGCGGCGCGCCCTGCCATTCGATGAACCCCGCCAGGGTGCTGGAGATGGAACCGCCCCCCATGCCACCCCGGCCGATCTGCTCGCCCCAGTGCCGCATCAGCACTTCGACTTCCTCGATCATCGGGTGGCCTCCCGAACTTCCCGGGCGACAGCCTCGGCCCGGGCTACAACCGGCTGGAGCAGCGCCATGAAGGCCAGGTAGTCCGGCAGGCTATCCGGCACCAGCACGTCATCGGTCATGAAGGCGCCGTCGTACACACGGAACCACCAGCGGTAATCGCGGAGCCGGCTGAACACCTTCCCGCCGGGATCGCGCAGGTACAGATCGTAAACCCCATCCACATCGTCATGAAACAGCATTCCGCGCTGGGCCGCGAACTCGCTGACCTCCCCTTCCCACGCCCTGAAGGTCCCGTCGAAATCGTCCAGCGACTCTGCCAGGCGCTGGAACTGACCGTTCTTGAACTCGTAGACCGCCATTTCTCTTTTCTCCCTCTGTTCTGTCGGAATGTCGGAATAACTGTCGGAATACTGTCGGAATTATTTTTCAAACAAAAACAATTACTTAATACTGTTTCCGACAATCCGACAGATAATTTGTAAAAGTCCTCACGTGTGTATGCGCGCGTACACGCGCACGTGAGAAAACCTCAAAAAGTCCGTCGGAATGTCGGAACGCTAGTGGCACTAGGGGTAGAGCCCGTCGGAATGCTGTCGGAATTCTGTCGGAATGTCGGAATCATCAGTCCAGTTCCCCGGGAACCGGGATGGTCCGCCGATTGAAGTGCCCCCCGAACTTCCGGCATTCCTTCCCCGCCTCTGCCGCCCACCCGCGGCCCAATTCAGCCTTGCGCGCCGCGAACTCCGGCGTCACGAAGATCCGCGCGGTCCTGAAGTCATCACGATCAGTCGGGTATCGGATATCCGGCCGCTCGCGCACTAGGTCGCGTGCCGCCTCCTGCAGGAAGTCGCGCTCGCGCCGCTTGAACTCGTTGGCCCCCTCGCACCATCGGCAGAACGCCTGCCACAGGTCCGCCTGCGTCACCGCCCCCGTGACAGGGAACTCGGTCTCGCCCGCCATCCATCGCCGCACGAAGTACCGCGGCGCCGCCAGGCTTCCATCGATTAGCGCTTGCTTCTCGTCGTTGAGGGGCGGCTTGCTGTGCGGCCCGAACCCCGATAGGTCCAGGTTCATGAGGTAGTGGTAGAAGGCCTCGATGCCGCCGTTCTCAATCTCTTCCACCAGCGCTTCGAAGTAGCCGGCCGGCGGCACCCGGTCGACGTACAGTACCAGGTAGCGCCGGTCGCCATCGTCCAGCGCCATCGGCACCGTAGAGTTGGAGAGGAAGACGAAGTTGAGGTGGTTGGCCTCCTCCCGAACCGGCATGTTCTTCTCGTTGATCTGCAGTGTCTCGCCGGTCACCAGGTGCTTCAGCACGCCCTTGTAGTGCCGCATCTCTTCGCGGCTGACCACTTCCTCGGCCAGGGCGAACAGCTTGCGGCTCTGCCAGCCGGTGAACTGGCTTTCCAGCTGCGCCTGCCCGATAGTCGTTCCGTACTCGCCGTAGATCCGCCGGACGACCTGCTCCCACAGCAGGCTCTTGCCAGGGCCCTCGGCACCGAACATCACCACCGCCGTCGCCATCTTCGCCCCGGGGTATTGGAGCGGGTAGGCAATCCACTTCAGCAGGAACAGGTACTCGTCCGTCCGGTTGTTGCACAGCAGGCCGAGGTGCTTGCGGATCAGCAGGCAACCCTCCGCACTGCGCGGATCGGGAGTGACCTTGAACCCGTCGTACAGGTTGAGCATCAGCGGCCCACAGCGCTCGGTCGGATCGAACACCACGTCCTGCGCCATCTGGCGGTACTCGCTTTCCTGCCACCACTTGTAGCGCGTGCGCCCCACCGCCTCCCGAATCGCCGACAGCTTCACCAGCCGCGCTCGCTTGCGATCCCAGGCGGTGTCCGTGCCGTAGATCACGACGAAGTCCTGCAGCAGTTCCTGCTCGCTGATGCGGAAGCCCCCCGCGCCCCCCGGGGTGTGAGCGCCGCCCAGTTCGGCCGCTTCCGGGCCGCACTCAAGAGAAGGGGCGCCGGGAAGAGAGTCGGCCGGCTCGGGCGCCGGCTCCGGCAGCTGCTGCACCGCCTCGCTGGCCACCCCTTCGGGCAGAGGCTCCTCCCGCCGCGACTCGCGCTCGATGCCCAGCAAGCGCGCCGCGGCCTTGACCGCTTCGCGGTCGTTGCCGTTGTGGTCGAGGATGCAGAACACGTCGAACGCATCGTTCTGGTGCCCGTTGCCCAGCGGATCGGAGCCATGGTGCGAGTACACCTTGCCCTCGCTGATGGTCACGCCCGGCAACCCGGTGCTGCTGTGCGGGCAGAGCCACTTCGTTCCGCGCTGGATGTAGCCGTGCGCGGCCAGCAGCGACTCCACGTCGTGCGCCTGGTTGAACGCGTCGATGACCGAGCGCGAGCTGCCGGCCGGCGCCGCCGGCTTGGGCTTCGCCTTCGTGGGCTTCTTCGGCGCCGCCTTGGGCGCCCATGGGCACGCCGCCTCGGCATCGCGCTTGAAGATGTCCCAGTTCTGCCAGATGTTCAGCAGGTCGTTCGGCAGCACTGGCAGCCCGTCGTCCGTGGGCGGCTTCCGCCAGGTGTAGGGCTTGCCAGTGCCCGGGTGGATCGATGGCGGCAGCACGTCCTGGACCTGACCGGCGCGCAGCTCGAACACGGTGAAGCGCTTCAGGCTGTCAGCCTGGGCCTGCATCTTCTCCAGTTGCTCCTTGTCGCCCCGTTCCTTGGCCGCCAGGATCGCCGCCTGCGTCAGCTTCAGCTTGCTGCCGTCCGGGTCCTTCTCGTTGGGCCAGCTCAGTGAGTGCCGACTCAGCTCAACCCCATCCGGCACCTTGAACAGAATTCGGAAGCGCTCCGGATTCCCTACCACGGTGGGGTAGGCTACCGGCAACGCATCCAGATCCAACCCGAGGCAGTCCCACAGCACCTGGCGAGTGGACGGGACGTCGTCGACGTCCAGCGAGCAAACACGACTGGGGCCGAGTACGGCCCCCATGTTGTGCTTCGGATGCTTGGACCAGAAAGCCTCAGCCTGGGCAGCATCGGTGTAGTAACCGCCTGGCCTCTGCCAGGCCTTGCCCTTGGGGATCTTGTTCCCCGGCTCGATGACCACCAGCGCGATGCCTTGTTCTACATACCAGCGAGCCCACTCGCTACGCAGACTATCTTCGCCAGGCCTCATACCGCACCCGACTTAGTCTGCAAGCGGCATCCACGACGCACCTCCCTGCGCTGCTGGCACTCAACGCAGCAATCACACCCAGGCACCGCCAGGCGGCGCGCTGGCGGTATCTCGCTGCCGCAGTCATCGCAGATCGTCGCGCTGATACTGTACGCCGGCGCCCGACGGGGTCGAGAAGCAAGCGCCGCCTGCAAGTGGAACTCCTCCAGTTCGGAGGCGCGATCGAGGATGTCACCCATTGGCTCTATCCTCCGAATCCTGCTCCATTGCCTGGCGCGCGCCGGCCATGATGCCCAAGACAGCCCGAATCACATTCGCACCGTGGTACTCCAGATCGGCAACCTCGGCGGGCTCCCAGCGGTTGTCATCCGCACCTTTATGCAGACTGGCAACAAACTCGCCTTCGCGCTGCAGCAGATCCCCGACCGCCGTCAGGGCGGTAGCCGTGGCGTTGACCACCTCAGGCCGATACCAAACAGCACCGGCCGGGCGCATCAGCGCGTCCAGCAGGCGTGGATCCTTGGTCAGGCGGATGATGTCTTCGAGTTCGTCGGGGGTGGGCCACCGGCGTTCCTCGTCGAGTTTCAGTTTCTTCTGCAGGTCCTCATAGGGCAGGACCATGTCGTGCGCCAGGGAGGTCAAGCCCCCCTTGTAGTCGCGCCCTGCGCGGTATAGCGCCTGGCGGAGATCGAATACCGGACCGGCGTCCGGCAGCAGGTCTTTCCGGCTCATAACCGTAAATACTCCTTTTACGGTGTAGCCATCGAGCGGGGCTCGCCCTACTCTATGACCACGACCGATGCAATGTGCTGTGTCGTCGTACGCCGGCCAGGGAGGTGAGAGGCCCTGGCCGGCACCTTGCCTATCTGGAGGTGAGAGTCCAGTTAGGCATCTACCGGCCCCTTCGGGGGCCGGCACTCTTAAGCCGCTGCCGGCTTATCAATTTGAATAGGGAACAGCTCAGGCAAATCGGGCCGAAGTTCGTGCGCCGCCACAACGCCGCCGCATGCCTTCACGATTGCCGGTACCTTTTCCGGCGGCACGCCACGGCGTCGCCAATTGAAGATGTTCTGAGGAGAAACCCCAGCCAGTCGAGCTAGCTTCGTCGCGGAACCAGCTTCCTTGATTGCGCGATCAAGCGCCGCAGCGGAGATGCTCATAGCCACCTCAAACCAAACATGAAACCAAACAATACGTTTGTACAACCAATATGGCAAGAGGGGTAGCATTCTGTTTATGGAAAATCACATCGACACCTCCCCCCGGGCGCGCGGAGCCCGCTTCGCTTTGGCCTTGCAAAAGAGTGGTCTGAAGGGCCGCGAGCTTGCGCAGAAACTAGGCCTGGAGAACGACCAGAACATCACGAACTGGAAAAGTCGGGGAGTTCCACGTCGCTACTTGCTTGATACTGCAAGAGAGCTTTTTGTCACTCCGGACTGGCTCGACACCGGCAAGATGCCAGACCCCAGATCTACAGTTCCTTTAGAGGAGCTTGAGTTGCAAGAGACCCGGCAGATTAGGGAGATGAATATGATCCCGGTCCTAGGGAAGGCAATGCTGGGCGATAGCGGGTTCTTCGAAGTCATGGATTACCCTACAGGGAGCGGCGACGGTTACCTACATGCCATCAGCGCCGATCCTGCAGCTTATGCAGTACGGGTGGTTGGCCATAGCATGCGGCCTCGCATCAAGGACGGCGAGTTCGTGGTGATAGAGCCATCCAAGACGCCACGACCTGGTGACGAGGTTCTCATCCGTACCCACTCTGGCCGCTGCATGGTGAAGGAGTACCTCTACTACCGGGAGGGCACTTACTGCCTTGGCAGCGTCAATGAAGAGGTCGGTAACATCCACATTAACGAGGACGACGTATCCGTACTTCACCCTGTCGGCGGCATCTACAAGTCACACATGTACTTCCCCGACTAAAAACAAACATTTTGTGTTGACCAAAAAACAAACATAGTGTTTGATTTGTTGCGTACCCACTCTCACATTCGGAGTACGCGACATGCAATCGACACAGCACGCCCGCTGCCCGGTGTACCTACACCCGGCTGCGGCCACCAGCCCCGCCGTTGTTGAGGCTATCCAAGCCCGCACCGGACTGCTGGTGATCATCAGCACCTCCCAGCGCGCCTGCCTCACCCGGCCGCGCCCTGTCGCCCCCAGCACGGAGGCCGACAGCGGCCCGTGGGGAGGTGCTGCATGAACAAGCCCACCATCGAGGAACTACTGCTGCAGATCCTCTCCACCTGCCTGCTGATCGACAGCCAGGGCAAGTGGAAGGCCACCTTCTATCTGTCCTGCATCGACGCGGACGTCTCCGTTTCAATCCACCGGGCCGACGACACCACGCCGTTGGGAGACCGCGTTGCCCATGCCTACGAGTACGCCTTCATCGGCGCCGACACCCGGGGCCGTCGCAGGAACCTCACGGAGGACGAATCCCGGCAGAACCTGTCGATGCTCCTGACCTTCACCCAGCGCTACCTCAGCATGGAGGCCGCGGCATGAATCCCTTCCTGATCGGCCTCACTGGCCGCGCTCGCTCCGGCAAGGACACTGCGGCGAACTACCTCGCCGCCCAGTTCGGCCTGCTGGTCTATGCCCTAGCTTCGCCTCTGAAGCTGGCCCTGCTCGACATGCTGAACTTGCCCGGGTCCGCCTTGGAGGGCCCAGCCAAGGAACAGCCGCTGCCGTGGCTGGGCAAGTCGCCGCGTGAACTGATGCAACTGCTGGGCACCGAGTGGGGCCGCAACTTAGTGCATCCGCAGCTCTGGCTGATGCTGGCCGACATGAACCTATCCAACCACCTGGAGGCGATGCCCCAGGCCCAGGGGTTCGTCATCAGCGACGTGCGCTTCGACAACGAGGCGGACTGGATCCGCGCCAAGGGCGGCGTAGTCGTCCACCTGCGCCGACAGGGTGCCGCTGACGTCGCCGCGCACAGTAGCGAGTCGGGCATCACTCCGGGGGCACGCGACCTGTTCATCAGCAACGACGGCAGTCTGAATGATCTCTACCAGACGCTGGACGAAGTGATGGCACTGCTCCAACTCCGCGCAAAGAACGCAGCCTGAGAGGGCCCGCCATGAACCGGGATATCCGCCATGCAGCTGCCGCCCTCGGCGTCAGCGAACGGGACCTGCGCAACCACCTGCGGCAGCACAAGGACCTGAACCAGGACGGCACCCTGGCGGCCAAGCACATCGGCCAGGGCCACCTGTTCATGGATCCGCGCTCGCGCTGGAACCCGCGACTGGGCCAGTACACCCACTACAGCGTGGTGATGGTCACCGAGGCTGGAATCGCCTACCTGGCCAAGCGCCTCGGCGTGTCCATCACCGTGACCCAGCACAAGGACGACGTGGCATGACTCCGACACCGAACCCCATCGCCGACGCCGTCGGCACGCTCAAGCTGGTCGGCATGCACTTCGCGGCACCGACTGCCTACCCGGCCGACGCTCTACAGGCCGCCGCGGCAGAGTGCATCGACCGCCTGGACACCCAGCCCCAGGAAGTAACTCAACTGGCGTTGCTCTATACCGCCTTGGTGGCCATCACCCCTCGCGGCTGGCTACCCCACGTCACGCTCACCAACGACGAAGTGCGTCCTTACGGCGCCATAGTCACCGACGCGGCGGGCAACATCGCCGCCAGCGGGCTCGGCAAGACAGTCAACGGCCTAGTCGCCTTGGTGTCGGCCCGCCTACCGGTGGAGTGCGAGGAGGTTCTATGACGACACTCGAGCAGCTCTACCAGCAGTGGGGTACAGCGACGCTCACCCTCGCCCAGGTCCGGGCAGCGTACTTCCCGCACCTGAAGACCGATAAGCGCCTGCGGGCTCTGATCAAGAGCGGAGAGGTGGCACTAGTCACCCGCAAGCTCACGACGTCCCGGCTGGAGGAGCCGCTGGTGTACCTGACGGACCTGGCCGAGTTCCTCGACGCTAAGGGTGTCAAGGCAGCCTGATCGACGCGCCCCGGCGCAACCGGGTGAAACGACAGGGAGGAATGGCAGCCATGTAGACATCCCAACCGGGGCAGGTCAGCCCAACTGGCCGAGCTGGATCAGCAGTCACATATGGCGGCGTATGTGAAACCGAAAGGCCTGGCGACGGGCCTTCCCCATAGGGCTCTCCACGAGAGCCCTATGGGGAACACACCCAAACAAACCATGAGGCACAGCACATGAAAAGACCCTTTCTCGACACCCTGCGCGACGTTGAGTCCGGTGGATTGCTGGACGAACTCACCGACGCCCAACACAGCCTGATCGACGCCATCCGCCTGACCAACAAAGCCGGAGAACTGACCATCAAGCTGACCTACAAGCCCGAAGGCGCTGGCCAGATGACGATCAAGGCCGACGTGAAGACCAAGGAACCTGTTCTGGCACGCGGCACCTCGCTGTTCTTCCTCACCCCTGAGGGGAACCTCTCCAGGCGCGACCCGCGTCAGCAGGAACTGAGCCTGCGGACCGTTGATACCGACCCGGCGCCCGAGCTTCGGCAAGCGGCTAGCGAGTAACCACCACCCTCACGCTCAAAGGAGCACCACGCATGCAACAAGCCATTCAACAGTTGGTCAACCTCTCACAAGCCCTGGGCAAGCCAATCGACCATCCTGGGCTATCCGCGCCTCTCGCCCTCGTACCGAACGGGGTGGAAATCGAAAGCCTGGAACACCTGCTGCCGGCCCCCACCCGAACCCGGAAGCAAGTCACCCTCCTCGATGCTGAAACCTTCATCGCGTACGTGTCGCGATTCTCCACGGCTGCAACCGCCGTGTTCTGCAACGGACCGGAAGGCCGGACCTTCTCGGCGATCATCGACTACCACCAACCCGAGCAGCCCGCCTGGTGCGACCACGTTGCAACCTATCGCTGCCCGACAACCGTCGAATGGGGCAACTGGAAGGGGCACGATCGCAAGCGGCTGGATCAGGCCGGGTTCGCTGAGTTCATCGAGGACAACGTGAAGGACATTGTCCAGCCGGCAGACCAACCTTCGGCACCGTCTGCGGCGGACATGCTCGAGATCAGCCGCACCTTGGAGGCAAAGAAGAACATCACTTTCCGCCAGGGCACCCGGCTCGATAACGGCCAGATCCAACTCACCTACAACGAAGAAATCGATGGCCGCGCCGGGGCTACTGGCCAGTTGAGTATCCCCGAGCAGTTCTTCATCGGAGTGAAGCCCTTCCTCGGTGGTGACGCGTTCCTCATCACCGCTCGCTTCCGTTACCGCATCCAGGAATCCCGACTGGTGATGTGGTACGAACTCGTCCGCCCCGACAAGGTGCTGGAGGAGGCCTATGGAGCCGTCCGCGCGAAGATCCAGAGCGGAATCGGCGAAGTGCCGCTGTACGAGGCGACCATCTAACCCATCCATCAACACGCCTCGCCGCCAGACTCTCACACAATCCCTGGCGGCGCGGCGTCCAACAGGACACAGCACATGCCTATCACCTATCAGTTCATTATCGGCGGACTGGCTCTCGCCTGCGCCGCGGTTCTGGTCTTCGCACTCCGTGCCTCTCGCGCCGCATATGCCAATGGCTACAACTCCGGCCACGACGATGCATCCCGAGCCTGTGAACTCCGCATCGAAGACCAGCAGGTCCACATTCGAGCGCTCCAGGCCGACCTGGGCGCGATGCAAGCGAAACACATCAACGATCGTGCCGCACTGCTTCTGCAGGCCGACCAGGTCCTGGACAGGAACAACGCCCGTAACCAGAACGCTCAGTTTCAGCCAGGCGACGCAGACACCCTCACCACCTCCGCGAAGGTGCTTCGATTGGCCGGAGACGTGTTCGCCCGCCTGCACGCTAACGACAAGGCTGAAGAGGCCCACGCCGCGCAGGAAGCAATCCGTGCGCTGCTCCGGCGCATCCCAGCCGCACTCGCTGCTGAAGTGCCCCCGCCTCTTGATACGAAGCTGTTTGACTTCCTCGAGCAGCATGCAACCGGCTCCGCGGACTTCGGCACCTTCACCTTGAGCTTCGAGGTCGGCGACACCTTCCGGGGCACCAGGACGTTCCGCGAGGCCGTCACCTACGCCTTGGTCAAGGCCGAGGAGTCCGCAATACCTGCGGCCAACCTGCTGCCCGCCAAGTCGACACATGGACTCTCCGCCTGGGAGGCGGTTGACCTCGACTACACCGGCGACACCGCGCCGATGTGCATGTGAGGTGACCCATGACATGGATAATCACCTACACCGGCAGCCGCTTCGACCTGATCCAGCCTGACCCGGCAAGCATTCACCCGACCGACATTGCCCACGCTCTCGCCCAGCAATGCCGCTTCAACGGGCACTGCGTGTCGCACTACAGCGTGGCACAACACAGCTACTTCGTTGCCGACTTGGTTCCGGAAGAACACCAGTTGGCTGCGCTTCTACACGACGCCACGGAGGCCTACATCGGCGACATGGTTCGACCGCTCAAGGAACTGCTACCCGAGTTCCGGCAGATCGAGGCCGTCATCTGGTCAGCCATCTGTGAGCGCTTCGACCTCGACGAGCAACTGCCAGCAGAGGTGAAGCGCGCGGACCTGATTGCGCTCGCCACTGAACGGCGCGATCTGATGCACTTCCATCAGGGTGAATGGGGTTGCCTCGAAGGCATTGCGCCCCATCGAGCACGCATCAGTCCCTGGTCGGCAGCTGACGCCCGATACCACTTCCACCGGCGCCTGCTTGAACTTCTCGCGGTTACCCATCGCAAGGGGGTGACGGCATGAGCGCAGCTCTGAAAAAGCAAGTTTTTGATTTCAAGACGCAGTACGGCCTGGCCCTGGACGATACCGACGACGCGATCATCGTCGACCTGTTCGCCGGCGGCGGCGGTGCCAGCACCGGGCTGGAAATGGGTCTGGGCCGCAAGGTCGACCTGGCAATCAACCACAACCCGGCCGCAATCAGCATGCACATGGCCAACCATCCCCACGCCGAGCACTACCAGACCGACGTATGGGGCGTGGATCCCCTCGAAAGCACCGGCGGCAAGATCGTTGCCTGGCTGCACGCTTCGCCTGACTGCCGGCACCACAGCCAAGCAGCCGGTGGCAGCATGAACACTGAGCAGTTCATCCGGGAGTCCGCCGCGCGCGGGTTTTCCCGCCGCGCCACCCGGCTAGCCCTGGGCATTGGCCCCTGGGTCTTCCGCGAAATGTTGACCCTGATGCCGGATATCGAGTGGCCGGCGAAGGGCCAGTCACTGGACCACAAGCGGGCCAACTCGCAGAAACGGGGCCACTGCACGCCGGCACTCGCCCGCGCGCTGGACCAGGCCCGCCAGGCACGCAAGGACAAACACACCCACACCGTGCGCGACCGGACCGGAACCATAGAGGAACTGGTGGAGACGCTGCCGAGCCCTGTCTCGGCTAGCACCGTCCGCAGGCGGCTCGCCGGAGGCATGCCGCTCGAGGAAGCCCTCCTTACTCCTGCAATTCCGCCGTTCAGCAACTACAAACGGGAGAATCCCGATGATCAAGAATGATTCACAGGCTCCTTCATGCACTTGCCCGAGTGGCGACGGATCCCTCGTCCATCCGTGCCC